TGTGTCCAATTAATCTCTTCCATTATTTATTCCACCTTTATTTAATTTTTGTTTTATGGCAGAAATTTGTTCATCAGATAATATTTTAAGAGCGGACTTTGCCTTTGCATTACTATATCCATAATACTCTTTAACACATTCCAAATTATCAATTTTCATCGCCTTCACCCAAGGTGTATATCTTTTCCTTGGTCTAAGACTATTTATCAAAAAATCAAACTGAAGTTTCTTATCTAGGTGGTGTAATTGGTTAATTTCGTTAACTAATTGGATTGTATCAGGAAAAGGAGCCACACATTTATTAACGATGTATGGTGGATACTTCTTTTCCCACTCTTCATCCTCTCCATCCATAAGAGGTTCTTTAGTTTCGTTGATAGCTTTGAGGTAGTTTTTTAGTTCATACATTAGTTTATTACTTGCACTTTGAAATTGTTACTATTATCTTTTATAGCATCTCTAAAGAAACTAACATTACTGTTTTTTTTACTACACTTGAATACAACACAAGTTCTTAATTGGTAACACTCTCTAGAAACTGGCATTGCAGAATGTAGAAGAGCTGCATCAAATACAACTAAACGATTTCCTTTATATTCTGCTAGTTTACCATCAATATATGTACCGCCACCATACTCTAATTTCCAATCAAGCCGTGGATAATATATCATAGTAAAATCTCCATCGTCATGATGAAAATGTGGTTCTATGCCATGTGTGTGGGCATTCATATATATTCTAAGATAAGTATCAACATCATACTTTTCTATAAATTCATACTTATCCAATGCTGTTTGAAATAAACTATGAGCCCAATCAAATCCAGCATCAGTACATTCTATTTCATTATGTCCACAAAGAATGTGCCAATGTTTGTTTGGTTTGTTTGGTTGTGATGAATAATCATACTTCCAAGCTAACTGTTTAATCGCATCATCGACTAAAATAGCATTATGCTCTTCTAGTACATCATCATATATATCAATCATTATAAAAAATCCAATCTATTAATGTTTAGTCGAATCTTCTGCTAAACAAAATTCATCATATGGTCTAACATCTTTGGATGAATCACTAATAAGTTCTACCATCTCATCAAACTCATTTTTGTTTAATGCTGTTTTGTATAACCTCATTGCTTGTCCTAACAACACACCAGCAACTGCGAGTACAGAATACTCTTCTGATAGTTGTACATTTGTTGCAAACGACTTGTTGTATAATTCGTTTAGTTTTTCATCATCAATCATAATATCAATCTTTATTTAAATTTAGCTCGTGCCATTATTTCTGTAAGACAAGCCATCATATTTATTTCTTGGTCTGCGACAAAGGCAGATTTGTATTGGTACTCACCCAATACCACAACGCAATGGGGAATAGTAGAACCATCCACATACTCATAGAGATTATCATAAACAACCCTAAGAAGATCAACAGGATTATTATCAAGATTATTGACAACCCATTTTCTAACATTAGTAAACTCCTTATTTTTCATACCAACCATAAGTTCTTTTATATTAACATCACCAATATTTACCAACATTCCAGCATCAATAGAACCTGATATTGCATACCTTTGTAGCTCGTTTAAAGTTCTACGCCAATCTGGAAAATGGTTATTAATAACTTCGGCAATAACCCTTTTATCATACTTAACTTTTTCTATATCAAGAATACTTATAACTCTTTTAAAGAACTCAGAAGCAAGATTTGGTTTTTCAGATTTTGGTATTTTAAACTCAATAATACTACAACGAGAATGTAGTGGTTCAATCAAACGATTTTTGTAATTGCAAGTAAGAATGAAACCACAGTTTTTATGAAACTCTTCCATAAAACCACGTAAGGCTGGTTGAGTAGATTGTGGATTTAGATAGTCTGCTTCATCAAGTATTAGATACTTTCTGCCACCTTCAAGTGATACAGTAGAAGCAAAGTTTTTGATCTTAGTTCTGAGAACGTCAATACCTGACTCCTCAGAACCGTTGATCATCATATAGGTAGCACCAATCTGCTCAATCATTGCTTTTGCAATAGTTGTTTTACCTACGCCAGGCCCACCTGATAATATCAGATTGGGAATAGTTTCACTTTCAACAAACTCTGTAAAAGTGTCTTTAAGATTTTTAGGAAGTATGCACGAGCTTACATCCTTAGGCCGATATTCCTCGACCCATAAAAAGTTTTCCATAATATAAATTCCTAACTTTAAGCGTCATAAGAAGATTCGGGTTCTAGAGCAATAAAGTAAGAAACATCAACATTAGAATTAGTAAACCTACTAATCTTTTTTGAAGAAACTTCAACATTATAAGAGCCAGGTAATAATTTTAAATTTTCAACTTTAAACCAAAATTTATAATCAACTTCACTGTCAGGAACATCAAGCTTGAGTGTAAAATCATTTGCAGTTGTATTCTTCTTATCAGTTACTTTAAGTTTTCCATTCTCAAGTACCATATCAGGAGCCCCAATAACGGATGCAGCTCTTGTTATTTCTGATAGAGTGTCACTAGAAATATCAAACGTAACTTCTGTTGAAGGCATAGTAATATCTTTAGTTGGTGTAGTAACAACAGATGGATCAGAGTACCAATACGTTGAAGACTTGGAAGAACCTTCTTCTGTTATAAGAACAAAGTTTTCTTTGAAATCTAACTCTGGATTTGAAAAAAGAGATATTACAGATAGAAACTCATTGAGATCATATATTGCAAATTCTTTTGAAAAAGTTTCTTCTACTGTTGCTTTAGCAATAATGTTCTTCATTGCTGACATGGTAGAAATATTACTACCTTCCTTGATTACAAGGTTTTGGTTAATGGTTGAGAAATTCTTCAACACATTTATTGTTTGACTACTTAGTTTCATTTTCACTATTCTCCATGATATCGTGATTGTATAAAGCTATAATACCATAATGGATGACTTTTAGCAAGTCCCTTTTATTATAACCGTCTTTTTTTCCATATCTTTGTGCGTATTTCATGATGTTACCGATACAGAAACCTTCACCATGTCCACCGTCAATGATAAACTCTGTAGCTTGAAACTTGTTCGTACTATAGTGTTCATCATATGTCGAGTCGATGTACTCTTTCAAATCAGACAAAGTTTTGTCCTCATTATATTTGTAGTTAACTTTTGACAGTTATTTTCTCCTTCATTTAGCTGAAAAATATTTATCAAGAATTTGAATTTGTTCTTCATATTTAGAAATTGAATCTAATTCTTTTTCAATAGATTCCATGATATTTGAATGCTCACCAATACCAACAGGATTTTCTAAATATATTTTTACATTTGAAATATGCATATTTTTATTACCTTCAGCATGAGTTTTTAATGAACTCAACATTGTATCTTTAAGATTGCTCATCTAATTTAACCTTTACATAAGAACCACCAACATTAAGGGCAAGTGGTATAGATTTATCATGATTATCTGGAATATTAGAAATGAAACTATCGTATTCATATGGGCTCATAATACTTTTTAATTCTTGTTCTGATTGAACTATATCCCAATTCATAGCAATAGATCGTCTTTCTCCTGCTCCAGAAAATGGTAATACTTGGTGATGCAACCATTTTGGAAAAATATATAAAGTTCCAACTTCTGGTTGAACATATTCTTCAGAACCAAGTTTTAAATTATACAAATCTGTTTTTGATCCTAAACCCCAACACATATGAGTCCATCCATCATACTGACCATCAGAATCACCAAAATTAACTCTGTGATTTGCCTTATTTAATCTACGTTCTTCCATTTCTTCTGGCATCTTTAGCCACATAAAACCAGAAAGGCCTGCAGCAGTATTTGTAGTATGCTCGTGTAATGGATTGTAGTCTCCAGCATATGCATGATTAGTCCAACAAGTATAACAATCTGCATATGAATTTTTTCCATATCCTTGATTTAAATAAGTTGTTGCAACTGAATTTAAAACTGAATGTAGTTGTACACCTACAGGAGTAGTTAAATCAAAATCAAGTTGTGCAGAATCTTTGTGTTGTCGCAGCTGACCGACAAGTTGTGTATCTTTATTTGATGATCTGTTTCTAGATATTGTTTCAACTTCTTCATTTAAAATATCAACAACTGTTTGTCCAAATTTAATTTTTGCTACGTGATGATGAATAGCAGGAACAATTTCCATTGCCATTTGGCCAGGTTGATCTGCACCTAGTAAGTTTAATACTGAATCTTCGCTCATAATATCTCCTTCATTATATTATCATAATAAAGGAAAAGGGACTAAATGTAAAGTCCCTTTTCCCTTTTATTACAAATTTATTTTATAGTAACTATTCGAGGCTTCTTTTCATCTGGAACAATACGCTCAAGATTAATCTTCAGCATTCCATTTTCAAGTGAAGCTTCTTTTACTATAATATCATCAGCCAAAGTAAATTTCCTATCAAATTTTCGATATGAAATTCCACGATGGATTGTGCCTTCACTTTCTACATTTTCTTTTATAGAACGAATAGCAAGATGACCCTCTACTATTTCAATTTCAATATCATCCTTAGAAAATCCAGCCAAAGCCATTTCAATGACATAATTATAGTCACCTCCTTTAATGATGTTGTATGGTGGAAATCCTGTGGATGAGGAGTTATTAGCAACATATCTGTTTAGATGATCAAACATTCGATCATACCCCACAGCATATGGTGTTAATTGATTGAAGTTGTCGAATAGACTCAGTGCTTTATTTGTAACCATTAGTTATCTCCCTTTAAGCAAGATTGTGGTAGAACCCTTTAGGCATTCTACAGTTAAGTGGTGGTTTTTTAAATCAACAGTAAAAACCACCAAAAACTCTGTGTCTCAAGGACTTATGAATTGCCTTGTATTATTATATATAAGGTATTTGACTCAAAAAGTCAATACCCTTTATATTTTTTTTAGAAAGGATGATCTTCTTCTTCCTTTTCTGCATTTATTTCTGAAGTTTCTTCTTCACCGATACTGATACCAGCATCAATTTTTGTATACAAATCCATGAAAGATGTTTTGGTATCATCATCAAAACGTGCAATGCATAATTCAATAGATTCCATCTTATCACCAAAGATAGCAAATGCTTTCACAATGTGATCTAAACGGCGAGTAGAGATAATTTCATCAACTCCACCATCATAGAAAGTTTTACGAATAACTTCAGCCCAAGTAACTAAGTTATCTGCAAAGTCTTTATCAACAGCATTATACTTTTTCATAGAACCAAGAACAATCTTTTTCTCAATAGCAGCTGCAGGATAAGGTTGTTCAATCGTAATTGCAAAACGCTCAAGAAATGCTTCGTTAAGAATGTTGGTTCCGATAAAGCGACCATCTTCTGAACCTTTACCTTTTGTGTTAGCAGTTGCCATCACATTGAAACCTTCTTTAGCGGTAATCCACTTGTTGATCTTTTTCAAGAACACGCCCTTACCCTCAAGAACAGGCTGTAGTGCAAGCATCTTGTTAGAACCTAGATCACACTCATCAAGCAACAACGTGCAACCACGTTCCATTGCTTCAATCACAGGGCCGGGAACAAACTTTGTCTCACCAGCAACCAAACGAAATCCACCAAGCAAATCATCTTCATCAGTTTCAATAGTAATATTGATCCGAATCAATTCTTTTTTCATCTCAGCGTGTAACTGTTCAATCATAAGTGTCTTACCGTTACCAGAAAGACCAGTAACAAAAACAGGATAGAACATACCAGAATTGATAATCTTTTTAAGGTTGGCATAATTACCCCAAGGAACGAAACCCTCAAACAATGAAGGAATAAGATTCTGTTTTTCCATATTAGTAGCAACTAAATTCATGACAACATTTTCAGAAGAACTCTCTGTAGTCATAACTGCAACAGGAGATTCTTCACTAGGAAGTTTGTGAGCATTATACCCAACTTTCAATTTTCCCATCCAGCTAGGATATGGGATATTTGCTTTTTCAGATGCAAGTTTAAGTTCTTTTTTTGTCAAAACAGCTCCAACACCAAACATTTCGGAAGCGGTATCAACAAATAACTTTTTACGTGGCGATAAATTCATAATATAACTCTCTTTTTTCAATTTTAAAAACTCTTGATTTCTCATCATATATACATACTAACACAAAGAACTAGCTTTGTCAATAACAATCGACATGATATATACATATTTATTGTTTTTTGTGTAAAGTGTGACATATTTATCACTATGCCACCAACTTTACAAATTTGTTTAATAACTGCCGAGAAGTAATTTTACTCTTCATAGATTTACCAAAAGCAGATTTTAGTTTTGCTTTTGAAGCACCAATCAACTCATCACCAAGATTATCATTCTCAGATTCAAAAGAATTGTTGGCAGGCAAAACATAATACTCATCATACCCACAATGTGGAATAGCAAGATATTTTTCTTTATTAATAATTTTAATTTTTTCCATAATTTCAACATAACTATCTTTTGGTAAAAGATGCATCAAAGTTCGTTTATCAACTCGACCAGAGCGGCCTCTACCAGCAATAAAGAAACCAACAACATTCATACCATCAACTCGATTTTTAAGTATTTTAAGAAGAATATTGGTAATTTGACTACGGCCACTAACTTCATAAGTCTTGTTAGTTTTAGGATCAGT